AGCTTTTGCGCTGTTTTACCCAGCGTGTCGATGCTCTGCATAGATGATTTAATTAAGAACCCAAAGCCAGCCGCACCAGCTACGCTGATGAGGCCGGTCTTGAAGTTGAGCAGAGCTTTCCGCACCATATTAAGACGCCTGGATACGGAACTAAAAGCGGCTTTAGTTTTATCAACGGCGGTAATAGGGATTTTAATTGGAGCCACGGCCATCTTCTAACACCTTAAAATAAGCAAACCACTCGTTGATTTCGCCCAGGGTTAAATCCTCGATCTCTTCCTGAGTCTTGTGTAATCGATCCGCCAGGGCCATAACATTGAACCGCAGCGGATCGCCTCTTAGTTTTTTTCAGCTTCCTCGATGCTATCATGTTCGCCAAACATCTTACCAGCAATATCGGCCACCACTGGTGCATCTTCAGCCATCAGATAAACTTTATCCTCTAGCGTAAAAAGCCTGTTACCACCTTCATCCTGAGCCTTCATGATAATCAGGTCGACCATTCCATCAACCGTCATCTCATTCAGAAAATTCTTATGTTTACGCTGAATCTTATTGATTTCCCCTGCGGTAATTGGGGTGCAGTAAATAAACAACGGCGCATCATCCTCGCCCCAGTGACTGGGCGTTTCGATGACGCGGCGCTGTTTATTTCTTCGCTCAGCAATTTGCTTACCAAGTGACATCAGGTAACGGTTCCCTCAGTCAAGCCGCCAGAAATCTGGATGCTGTAAGTCGCTGTGACCATACCATCGGCAGATGAGCCGATTGATCGTCCGGTGATGATTCCGGTTCCGCTGAGAAGGTGGTCGCCGCTTGTGTCGCCTTCCATCTGGAAATTACAAGTCACGCTAGAGCCAGGGGTGAATGTGCCTTGGCCTGTGGTGTCTGTATCATCGAAATAGGTCTCAACAGTAGCTGTCGCATCTGTAAAGCTGGGCTGATAAGTTTTCGAGGCATCGCCCATAGTAGTGTCCTCAATCGTGTCGGCGGTCTGATCGACAGTGAAAGAGATTATTTCTGCGATGGCGTTTGCGCCGGATTTTACCGTGCCATCATTGCCTTTGAATGTCGCCATTTTAGTCTCCTTTTAGACGGCTGTTTCAACATCATTTTCGGCTGTGCGGTATTGCACAGTCACGGTAAAACGGCCAACGGCAACAGGCTGTTCGCCATCGCCGCTGAAGTCCGCTTCAAACGCTGTGACCTGAGTATCTTTAGCCAGGCCTCCAAGCGTTACGTCTGCTGCCAAGGCCTCCTCGACCTCTACAGCAATCTGATCCAGGGTATCGTCATAATTAGCAGTCGCCGAGACATACCCCTCAATAATTACATCCAGAACGCGGCTCACTGAGCGCGAGATGGTCAGTGTATCGAACTCCACATTCTCTGACCTTGTAAAAACACAAAGCCCTGGCAGTTTAGTCTGCTCAAGCGGATAAATACGACTGCGAAATACATTTGATCCTGTGGTCGTTAATCCTGTGACCGCAGTAATTACAGCATCCCTTATTTGTTTTCTGACATGTGCCATTTAGTTTCTTTCTAGCACTAGCATAGTCATCCCTGTGCCATCGTCCTGGACAACCCTGATCGTGTAATTAACGCCACTCACAACCAGAGCATCGCCCTCAGCCGCAGCAGAAACGTCTGCTGTCCGGCAGTGGAATCTAGGCTGCTGCAAAGCAAAGGTCACGCCTCCACCCGCATCAGCCTCGATAAAATCATTATCAAAGATTCCGTTAATTGTTGAGGCCGCGCCGCCGGAGGGTGTATAAGTCGCCGCAACGCCGAAATCATCGACATTGACAAAAATAGCCCGGTCAGATGCGGTCTCAACAGCCATTATTCGTCCTCTGGTGTTGCAATCTCATCAGCCTCTACTGCACGATCAAAGAACTTCTTTTTTGCCTTTGGCGCTTTTTTAGCAGTAACAGCCTCGACATAGCCACGCTGGATTAGCTTCTCAGCAATCCGATCATCAAGATCATGCTCCTCACCAGCAAACATATTCCCTTGAGTGCCGGTGTAACATTTTTCAATAACTTTAATTCTCATTTGAAATCCTCACAAATGGATGGATGAAGGGGCGACCCGAAAGCCGCCCCATTGTATTAGGCTGTTGAAACTTCGTCAGTGATTGCGAAAGATGCAGCATTGCGAAGGGCCACATCAACGTCCTGGTGGACAATGATGCGAACTGTTCCAGCCAGACCGCCGGTTGTTTCATCTACCAAAATTGATGGAGCGCCGAATAGGCCAACCATCAATTGGCTAAAGTCGCCGAAGATGAGTGCAGATGCATCTGATCCGCCATCGCCTGGATCTAGATCAGATGGCACATTGCTGCTGAACTGAGCTTGATAGCCATAAATGCTATTCCAAGGATCGTTCAAAAGCATGATGCTATCTGTTGATGCAACCTTCACAGTGTTGGCCATCTTTGCCTTCACCTTTGGGTTTGACAACCAGCCAAGAGCGTTCTGGTTGATGATGCCATTAGCATCCTCAACTGTCTTAACCAGGTCGGTCAAGTCAGCCCAGGTCAAGGCAGCCACATCTGTATCGGCAGAGATGTCTACGTTTCCGACATTTCCGTCATTCAGGATGCCTGTTGGCTGTCCAGATGCACCTGTTCCGCTGATTGCTACAGACTCAAGCTTATCGGCAAGAGCGCGCAGCAGATCATCTTGAACAAGCTGATCCAATGCTGGCACTGACTCTTTTAATGCCAATCGACCGATGTCCACATATGCGCCCATTGTGCGGGGCTGGAGAGTAACTCCTGCATCAGTCTGTGACTGGTCTGCAACAGCACCTAGCTCCTCAACAAATCCAGCAGATGCGCCAGTTGAGAACTTTGGCATCTTAATACGATTTGTCAGGCCGCCCATAAAGGTAACGCCGAGAGCAGCCATTACTTGCTTTGCCCGAAGCGCCTCAATGAACATATCGCCGCGATGGATTGTCGGGATAAAGTTATCAACGACATTCTCATCACCTACAGCACCTGTTGCTGCGGTTGACATCGCGCCAGCACGAAACGCAAAATCAGGCACATAGAAGCCCTCTGTTTGCTTGCCAGTGCGGCTGGTGATTTCATCGTGCATTTCACGCTCAAAACCGGCCTCAGACCAGTCATGAGTTAGCTGTGCGCGAATCATTTTTCCAAGCGAATAGTCACGCTTCTCTTTGACAGGCATATCAACGACATGAGCAGGGGTATCAAGAGGCTGATTTTGAATGGCATCCAAAAGGCTGCCACGGAACTCATCAATTGAAGTTCCCTTGCCGATGGCCTCTTCGCCCATATCAGCTTTGTTATGCTTGCGCGCCAGGGTCATAATCTCCTTGGCATTTTTTTGTGCGGCTTTGGCGGCTTCCTGCCTTACCGCATCAAGATCAATTTCAGACATATCGTCTTTCCTTTCCTCGATCTTAGGGGTTGCATGTAAAGTTTCGGAATTAGACCGACCAACGCCGACAAGACTTGACTGGTCTGCCGGAATAGAAACGATGCTGATTTCCATAGGTGTTGTGCTAACGCGATAAATCTCTTCATCATCGTTCTCACGCTTTACGCGGCCATCTACTCTATAGCCCACGCTTATGTTTTGGCGGATACCATCCACCACATCGTTGAACACTTCTGTGGCAAGTTGGCCTTTTCCAAAGCGAACTTTAGCTCGCAGACGGCGAGCCTCCTCATCTAGTTCAACAGATTCGACAACGCCGATCTGGCGCTCCATATCATGATCCTGTAAAAGCGGCGCTCTTCCAGAATTTAAAAAATCTAGGTTCATACTTTCACGGTTATGGTCAATGACCTCTAGCCCGAATGACCGTTTGACCGGCTCCTCAGATGATACACCAACCATAACGGTGCGGGTCTCTTGATCAATAGCACGCTCATCCATACCGATAGCGCGCTGCAAAAGATCGGCGCGATCTATGCGCTCCTCTTCTTTGTCATGATATGGCCGTTCTTCCATATCCTCATGACCGGCGCTTTCTTCCATTTCTTGATGCGGCTTTGCAAAAGTGATGACATAAGCCTCATCAGTCTCTTGAACATCTATAATGTGACGCTCTTCCATTTCATCACCTCTCTCGCTAATAGCAGGCTCAAACTTGACCGGCTCAAAATCATGCTCTGCTAACCATTCGAGAGCCTCCGCTTCGGTGTGCCGGTCTGCATCGAAACGAATAGATTGAATTTCTGATGTATTATCCACGATCCCATAGATAAAATCAATTCCAGCATCTCCAGCATCAACCTCACGTCTAAACTCTTCATATTTAGCCGGATCAGTTATGCGCGCCGCATGCTCATTAGGATAAGGGCGCTCATCATGCCAGCCCCGGAGATCGTCAATTTTTGTCAATGCGCTAAACTTATGTGCAACCAGCGTATCGGTTGCCTCATAATCATCCTCGCCCATTCTGTACAGCCTAATCAGAGCAGCCGGGTCATCCTCT